CCCTATCATTGTCCTTCTTGTTTAAGCAGTAAAATAATACCCTCGTTAATAAGGTCAGATACACTACCTTCGCCTCGTTTTAGTTGAAGTCTTTGTAGTCTGTCGGGTAAGTCTGTATTAATAAGTATAGTTGAGGGCTTTCTGTTAGGTTTAATAATAGGTCGCCCAATTGTTGGTCGTATTGTCATAATGTTTTTTATTTTAGTTGTTAATTATGGTACGAATATATAAATATATATATATATAAGTCAAGTATTATTTTAATTCTATATGTAACTGTTTGATAATTAGCCTAAAAAATGTTGCTAACTTGTTATAATTAAATAAAATTTAGTAATTATATTTGAAGCATGGAATTAAAACAAGGCAAAAAAAGAGGGGCAAAGCCTAAGGAAGATAAAAAGCAAGCAGTCACATTTATGCTACGTCAATCAACTATCAATGCTATTGGTGGAATGGAAGCAGTTAGGGCAAAAGCGGTTAATCATTTTGAAATCTTATAAAGACAAACCATGCCGAGCGTGTGGCGATATTTTCCCACAGCGTAAATCTACTGAAGTGGTTTGCTCAATTAAATGTGCAATCGAATTATCCAAAAAGAAAACCGATAAAAAAAAGAAAATAGCTGATAAAGTAGAGATTGAGGTACTTAAGTTAAAGGTAAAAACAATATCAGACTATACTAAGGAAGCTCAGGCGGTATTTAATAAATGGATAAGAGTACGCGATATAAACGAGCCTTGTATTAGTTGTGGTAGTTACATGGGGCAAATGCACTGCGGTCACTATAAGACTACAAAAGCACATCCTGAGCTAAGGTTTAACGAACTCAACTGCCATAAGCAATGTGCAACGTGTAACAACTATCTAAGCGGTAACATAATTAAGTATAGGATTGAATTGATTAACAGAATAGGAATTGAAAAGGTCGAATGGATTGAAGGTCCACACTCTCCAGTTAAGTATACGATTGAAGATTTAAAGGAAATTAAAAAGAAGTATGCAGTCAAATAGAGATGCTTTAGTTGATTTGGTTATAAAAGATATTGCATACAAAAAAAAGTGTAAGGTCTTTTCACCCGATAACTATGAGGATTTGTATCACGACATTGTGCTATTACTTTTAGAAATAAGCGAAGATCGTTTGCCAACTATTGAAAACTTACCTTTTTGGTTTTTCAGAGTAGCAAAGAATAAAGTATCAAAAACAGGTTGCGATAAAAAGTTAAGGAGTGAAATCATAACCGATAACTTTACAAAGAAACTCAACCCAATAAAACAACAGCAAAGTGTTTTAACAGATGCTGAGATTAAGAAAGCCGAAAGGATTATGATAGAGTTAACCGAGTTTGAGAACAGAGTTATAACAGCCTATAATCAATTAGGCAATATGAAGAAAGTCGCAAGGTTTACTGGTATACCATACGCAAGTTTAAGAATAGTTAAGGACAAGATAAGAAAAATCAAATGAAAATACTTGTAGTAATACCAAGTTCAGCAAAGAAAATAAATGGAGTAGACTATCATCGAATGTTGATACCCCATAACCGTATGGGCATACTTAACCCTGAAAGTGAAATAAATGTATGCAATGACATCGAGGCGTTAACAGATGAGCAACTTGCAGACTTTAACCTCGTTATCTTTAACCGTTTTATATCTCAGTCAGGAAACGAAAAGCAGGTGTATAAAAGGTTGCTAACTTTAAGTTTGCCTTATGTATTGGACATGGATGACGATTATAGGCTTAACCTTTCGCACCCTCTTTATGAGCTTGTTAAGTTAGATAAACACGCAGATAAGATAATGTTTGCAATGAAAAATGCAATAGCCATTACCGCAGCATCAAAACTACTTGCCGAAACATTAAAGAAAGAAAGCGGAAACCAAAATGTATTTATAGTTCAAAACGGAATTGATACCTCACAAGACCAATTTAAGGTAAATGAAATTAACCTACCTAATTTAACTTTTGGATGGACTGGTAGCGTTAGTCACTTTGATGATGTGCTATTATTACATGATAGCCTATTAGCTTTATACTTACACCCTGACTTTTGCAATACGTTTAGATTTGTTTATGGTGGGTTTGACAAATCGGATGCAGTAAGTCAATCAATACTTGGCGTTTTAACCTGCAAAGGAATAGCAGATACAACTCAGTTCGATGTGTTCCCTGCAACCGATGTAGATAACTACGCTACGTTTTACGATAATATAAATGTGTCTTTAATACCGTTAAGGGCAAACCGTTTTAATAGTTTGAAATCTAATCTTAAACTTTTGGAGGCAGGGTTTAAAAAGAAAGCAGTAATAGTATCGGATGTTGAACCGTACAAGTCTTATCTTAAGCATGGTGTAAACTGCCTTGTAGTTAAGAATAAACACGATTGGTATAGGCATATGGTATACTTGATTAAGAACCCTCACATAGCTACTGAGTTAGCCGAGCAACTATATCAAGATGTACAAGTATTCGAGATTGACAATATAGCAAAAAGAAGATTTAACATTTATAAAAAACTATGCAACCAATAATAATATCAATCGGAATGGCTTGTTTATTCACAGCCTTTCTAACCATTACCAACCTACCAACGTGGCTTGATTTTAAGCCTTTTAACTGTGCTATCTGCTTATCGTTTTGGAGTACGTTAGTATTAGTTTTTATGGGTTCAATGGGTTATGAAGTTATGTTATTTGCCTATGCAGGTATATCGGCATATTCAGCAATCATTTTAAAAAGAGTAATATTCAAGATATGAGAACATACGATGAGATTTACAGCGACATAATAGCTGATACTGGCGATAGGTTTACCATTAGAAAACTTATTGATGTGTTCGTAACTGAAAGCGATTGGATCGGAACCCACCAACAAACTTTAAAATGTGCCTCGCTATCTTTGGAGATTACAGGAATAAGGATAGGGAGTTGTTCCTCGTGTATGTTGGATGGAATAAAGAACTTAGTCAGGTGGATTAACAAGCACGAAGAAACTATTTTAGCAGCACGTAAACCAATAAAGAAAACAAAATGAGAGTTAAGCAGTCAGGGCATATTGGAGATTTAATTTATTCGCTATCCTCAATTAAACGAGTAGCTGAGTTGAGTGGTGATCCTGTGGACTTGTTTATTGGGTTCAATGAAATCAATCGAACGCCTGAGCACCCGAGCGGTAACTATACAATGAATGATAATTACTACCGATACTTGCTACCATTGTTAAAAGAGTTGCCTTATATCAATTCGGTAACGCCTGCTAAAAAAGAAGTTGAGGTCGATTACAATTTTGATAGTTTTAGAAACAATGGTTATAATTTAGGAGCATACGATTTACGAAGATGGCATGGATTGATATACGAGGATTTAAGCCATCCAAATATAATGACTGCTAAATGTATTGAGATTGAAAACAAACTGCCTTATTTAAAAGGTAAGATAGCAATAAACCTTAGCCTAAGATACCGCAACCCAACTATTGATTACAGCAAGTTAAAAGATATTGAGCACGATTTAATATTTGTAGGATTAGATGATGAATATAACGATTTTATGTTGAGGTATAACGTAATACCTAAGCGAGTAAATGTCAAAGATGCTTTACACATGGCTACGATATTAAATTCAGTTGATTTATTTATTGGTAATCAAAGTAGTACATTTGCAATAGCCGAACAAATGAAAATAAAACGAGCATTAGATGTCTATAACCCATCACCAAACGTAATAGTTAGCGGTGATAATGGTTATGACTTTATGACAACCAAAGGAATGATTAACGCAATAACTGAATTAACAAAATGATTTTGAACAAATTAAACTTTTTAGGAGTTAAAAATGGAGTTGAGTATTTTCAAGATGAAAACGGTATTATCTTTTGTGAACCTTTGGACCAGGGGAATAAGTTAGGAGGCACAAATGAAAATGAAAGGAACATAAGCCAAAACTTAACCCGAATAGAAAGAGTTAAACAAATCAAAGAGGGTGCGAATGTATTAGACTTTGGATGTGGCAATGGATTATTGGTAAATGACTTTAATCAATCAGGAATAAATGCAAGTGGCTATGATAAGTTTAGCACGCTCTTTAAAAAAAGACCCAAAAAAGAAAGTTTCGACATAGTATTAATGATAGAAGTGATTGAGCATTTAACAAGTCCCTTTAAAGAATTAGACTTAATATACAAGTCATTAGTGAAAGGTGGCTCAGTAATTGTTGAAACCTCATTTAGTGATTGGTTAACTTTAGAAGATACATACATTGAGCCAAGCATTGGACATTCAACTATATTCTCTCACAAAGGATTGACTAAGTTAATGCAAATTAAAGGTTTTACCGAGGGTGAACATATTGATAGGAACACAAGAGTATACATTAAATAAACAAACATGGCAAAGCATAAGTACATAGAAACCCCTGAAAAGATGTGGGAACTATTTGAGCAATATAAGACATACACTAAAAGCAAACCTATTTTAGTTCAAGACTTTGTAGGAAAAGATGGTGATGAAGTAAACCGAAAGAAAGAAAGACCCTTAACCATTGATGGTTTTGAATGTTGGTGTTACGATAACGACATTATAAGCGATTTAAGCCAATATTTTGCAAATACCGAACAAAGATACAGCGAATATCAAACTATCTGTTCACGCATACGTAAAGCAGTAAGGACAGACCAAATAGAAGGAGGCATGAGTGGCATTTACAATTCATCCATAACTCAACGGTTAAACGGTTTAACTGATAAAACACAAGTTGAGAATAGTGGAGAGGTAAAAATAATAACAGCAAATTTTGGAAATAGAACTATACACACCTCACAAGAACCAGGAGAAGATACATAACTCTATTAATAACGAGAAGTATAAGTATTATGTTCTTGATATTGGTAGGCAGTTTGGCAAGTCTATGCTTGCACAAAACCAAGCAGCATATTGGGGATTTAATGATGCAGGCTGTGTAATAGGATGGGTAAGTCCTATTTATAGGCAAGCAAAGAAAGTATTTACAGAACTAACGCAAGCATTTTCTGGGCATAACCTATTTAAGATTAATAATTCAGACTTAGAGATTAAGTTCCCTAATGGATCATTGATGAAATTCTTTTCATCTGAAAGGTACGACAATATAAGGGGTGAAACATTTGATTATCTAATATGTGATGAGTTTGCTTTTATGGATGCTTTGGCATGGTCTGAAGTATTAAGGGCAACCGTACTTGTAAAAGGCAAAAAGGTTTTACTTATATCAACACCAAAGGGCAAAAATCATTTCTTTAACTTGTTTAGTCTTGATGGTTCAAACGCTCAATACAAGTCATTTAAAATGACATCTTATGATAACCCTATAATAAACCCAACTGAAATAGATGATGCAAGATTAACACTTCCTGACCATGTATTTAGGCAAGAATATTTAGCTGAGTTTATTGATGGTGGCTATTCGTTATTTGCAGCAGCAAAGTTTACAGCTTTAGGACAATCAACCTCTCGTAATTATGCAGGTGTCGATTTGGGTAGGGCAGATGATTATACAGTTATATCTGTATTTAATCAAAATGGAGAGCAGGTTTATATTGAAAGATGGAGGCATGATAGCTGGACTAATATAGTAGCAAAATTAATAAAGGTTATAAATATTTATTCGGCTTATACCCTAATTGAAAGTAACAGTATAGGTGATGCTATTTATGAGCAGGTTCGAAACGGATGCTTAAACAAATCAAAAATACAACCATTTTTTACAACATCTAAAAGCAAACAAGATATTATAGAACAGTTAGTTGTTGCTTGCCAAAATGAAGATATTAAATTTAATGATAATGAATTTCTTAAAAAAGAGTTAGATATATTTGGGTATGAGTACAATCCTAAATCTAAATCAGTTCGTTACTCTGCACCTTCAGGCTTTCATGATGATGCTGTAATGGCAACAGCTATATCATATCATGCACTTAAAACATTAAGGGGCGGTGGCAAGTATGTTGTACTAAATGTGTAGCAATAAGACTTAAATTAATACTATTATAAAATGATTACCAACTACGAAAACCTAACGATTAAACAATTTCTAAACTGCAAGTTAATTTCAGACTTAGAAACCGACCCTATTCAACGTAAAGTAAAGATGCTTGCTGAGATTAGTGGTAAAAGTGTGGATGAGATTGAGTCAATGCCTATCGAAAAAATGATAAAGCATTTGAAAGACTTGGAGAATATCGAAAACATTGCAACCCTATCAAAGGTGAAGATGAAGTTTAAGGTAGGTAGTAAAAGGTTTGAATGTATTTGGAAGCCTCAGGAATTAACAGCGGCTCAATATGTGGATGTAACACACTTTTGCAAAGATCAGGATGCGATAGTTTCAAACATTCATAACATATTAGCAGCTATTTGTGTAGAGGTTAATTGGTTTAAGAGGACTAAGTACGATGGGGTGAAGCATAAGGAGGTGGCTAATTTGTTTTTAAACAAAATGAAAATAAGTCAAGCCTACCCGATAATGGTTTTTTTTTGCAAGTTCTATCAGGAATTATCAAACAGTATCCTAACTTGTTTGGAGAAGGAAGTTCTGGAGGTGAAGGAGTTAGCGGAGAAACATTTGAAAAGCGATGGGGATGGATTGCAGTCATTAACAATTTAAGTAATAACGATAGAAGCAGATGGGCGTACTATGAGGATATGAATGTAACTGAGTTTTTAAACACAGTAGTATTTTATAAAGAAAAAAGCGAAGCGGAGCAAAAATGGCAACAGGCAAATCAATAGGCGAAAAGTACGGTAAGAGTACTGGTGATTATGCAACGGCAAGTAAAAACGCTGCTGAGCAAGTTGTATTGCAATGGAGTAATGAGAGTATTGATATTATGCGAGATGTTATAATTGCAAACGCTCGGACTGGGCAAGCCTCAACATTAGCACGTTCAATGAGTCCTAAAATTACTGAGGTATCGGATGGATTTAATCTTCGAATAGTATCGGATGTAAATTATAGTGACTTTGTTGATAAGGGTGTAAGAGGTTTAAGAAAAAATAAAACTAAAAACAGTCCTTATAAATTTAAGTCAATAGGGGTAAGTCCTAAAATGGTAGAGTCGTTTAAAGAGTACATATCGAGAACTGGATTAAAAAGTTTAAAGAATAAAAGTGGCAAGCCTAAAAAGCTAATCATTAAGGATAAAAAGAAACAAGCCGACCTCATTACACAAGCAGCTACTCAGTTAGCAGTAGCCACAAAGATAGGAGGTATTAAACCAATGAATTTTAAAGCTGCGGCATTAACAAAAAGCAGACTAAACAAATTAAGTACTGAGGTTGCAAGTGCATTAAGTGAAGTGATTAAAATTAATTTAAAGAAATAAAATGATAACCGTTAATAGTTCACCCAATACAAACCAACCTGCATACAATCAACTATTGTTTAATATCCAAAGTAATAATAGTGCACAGCCTAACTTTAAGTACGTGGTCGATGTGTATATCGATGGAGCAACTCCAACTTTGCAGTCTCGTTTACTATTCCCGCTTCAAATAAGTGGTAGCAATTTAACTATTGACATCATGCCAGTAATTAAAAACTATGTACAATACGATTTTCTAAACGCTGTAGGGGTTAATATCGCAGCGAATACAAATAGCAGGGCAAAGTATTACGTTCAATTTGGCGAGATGTATGATGTTGCAGGAGTGCCTACGATTTATGCCAACCTTATTAGAAACCCCTCGTCAGGATTTAAGTTCGCATACAACGCTGTCTTTCCTTTTTTAGAATTTACTTCTAATATTATGGCAAGCTATAATGTTAATAGTGATAAGTTTTTAAGTGGTGATTTATTAGGTAGTTATCGAGTAGGTGACAATAAGTTGATTACATTTTATGATCCTGCAAGAGTTGTAACAAGCGTTCAAATCTCAACGGATGGAACAGCACCAACTACACAAGCGATTACATTACCTGCAAGTGAGTACGAGTTTAACTTAAACTTAAAACAAATATTAACAACTTTGGCAATAACTCCTTCAGGAACTATTAACGTAGCATTTAAAGCAGGCGGTTCGACTGTTGGTACTTATGGATTGATAGTAGATACCGATTGCACAAGCTATGAAATATTCAGGCTTCATTGGTTAAACAAGTTAGGAGGGTGGGATGCTTACAACTTTATGAAGTCAAGCGTTGAAACCTCGTCAATAAACCGAAAGCAATATAAAAAAATACTTCCATTAGGGTACTCAAATACTGACCGTTTGAAAGTTAATTATCAAACCACAATGGAGGATAACATAAACGTTACGAGCGATTGGGTAAGTGATGATGAGTTTGTTTGGTTACAAGGGTTAGTTGAGTCGCCAATAGTTTACTTAGAAAGCGGAAGTAGTTTTGTATCAGTTAACTTAACAGATGTAGCCTACGAAATTAAAAAGTATATCAACGGTCGCAAGCTAAACACGTTAAACATAAACATACAACCATCTTATAACAGATACAGCCAAAGTTTATGATAGAAAATGAAATCAAAATACATCAGTTAATTGATACAGGTGTAGTTAACTATTATGTAGACCATAGCTTAGACTTAACCCAAAGTGAGTCTATTGTTATTACTAAGTCCATAATTGACATACGCAACTTTGAAAGCAGAAAGAGTGACTATACTAAAACAATTACACTTCCTGCAACTTCAAACAATAATAAGGTATTCAATAATATTTTTGAGTTAAACAGGTCCACACGAAATACTACTCAGCAAAACTTTTACCCTGATTTTAATCCAAACTTAAAAGCAGATGTAAGCATTTATAAAAATGGCATAGTTCAAATGAGTGGCTATATGCAACTCGTACAAATTAATGTAGTAGATGAGCAACCTGTAAGTTATGAAGTAATAGTGATTGGTAGGTTTGCAAACTTAATTCAAGACTTAGGAGATAGGTTATTAACTGATTTGGATTTAAGTGAGTACGACCATGTGTATGATATTACAGCGGTTGAAGATAGTTGGACCGCACCAACTGGATTAGGGTACTACTATCCGTTAATTAATGTAGGTGATGTAGCAAATGGTATAACATTTTCACTTTTAAACTTTAAGCCTGCAACATATCTAAAAACTTTAATAGATAGGATATTTATCGAAGCAGGTTATAGGTACGCTTCAAACTTTTTTGACTCAGCATTTTTCAAAACTTTGGTTATGCCTTTTGGCAATCCTGCTTTTAGAATTTCAGAAGCTGAGGTAACAGATAGAACATTTATAGCCGAGCAAACACCAGTATTAGTTCCACTTGATGGGCAATCAGTAAATAATAGAGCGACAGTTGGCTTTGATATTATAGTTCAAGATAGCAACCCCGCAGGATTTAACACTTCAACTAATTCTTTTGATGTACAAAATGGAGGTCAGTATTCTTTTATTGCAAGACTAAATGCAGACATAACAAATAATGGTGCAACAACCGAAACTTTATCACTTTTTAGAATAGGGTTTTATAAAAACGGAACAGCGGTTTATAATACTTTTTTCCCTCAAGTAACATTAGCAGCATCTGCAACAACTTTTAGGAGGTTTGATGTAATAAGCGGCAACATTAGTTGCCTTCCTGGTGATGTAATTACTGTTGAATATTATCAAAGCAATGGTTTATTAGATTGGACAATTGAGTTTGATAGTGATAGTTATTTTACTTGCATTCCAAATGCTTTTATTACCTCAGGCTCGACTATTAACTTAAGTAAAACATTACCTTTAACCTTTAAGCAAACCGACTTATTTATTAGTCTTGTTCGTATGTTCAACTTGTATGTTGAAGTAGACAAGTACGATGATAGGAAGTTGATAATAGAACCCAAAGAGCAGTTTTACCAATTAACAAAAGTAGACTTGACTCCTTACGTTGATGTAAGCGTTGATACTGTTATTAAACCGATTGGTGCATTAGAGGCCAAGACTTATAACTATAAGTGGAAAGAAGATAAAGACCTTTACAACTCACGTTACTTAGCTAACTATAAATATCCATACGGTACAAGGCGGTTTGATGTTGAGAACCAATTTAACAAAGCAGTAAAAGATATTACTTGCGATATATCCCCTACTCCATTAGTTCAATTATTGGATAAAATAGTAAGCAACATTACTTTAGTTGATACTCAAGGTGCAGTTGTTCAAGGCGGTTGGAATCCTCGCATACTTATTAACGGTGGATTGATGCCTACAAGTGTAGGATTTACAATTGATGGCACACCTTATACTAATTATCCGTATGCAGGGCATTTAGATGACCCTTTTAATCCTACTTTTGATTTGAATTGGGGCATACCTGCTGAGATATATTTTAATATTAGTGAATATCCTAATAATAATCTATTTAATAAGTACCACAAACAAGGCGTTTTAGAAATATCGGACAAAGATAGTAAGATAGTTGAGTTTAAAATGAAGCTAAATGAAGTGCAATTAAACGCTTTATCATTCAGACTGCTATATTATATTGACCAAAACTACTACAGGCTTTACAATGTAGAGTATGATATCAATAGCAATGAAACTACAACCGTTCAGTTTTTACAGTTAACCGACATTCCAGTATTTGTAGGCGTTTCAAGTCCTATCAATGGAGGCGGTTTTAACAATGGTGGAGGCACTGACTTACCTTTATATGGTGATAGTATATTTAGAGATGGCAACGGCAAACCATTGCAACAAAACAGCGTATCATTTGGAACGGATAACAACATAGGCTCAAACAATGCAATAGTAAACTCACGTTCAAATAACGTGGTAAGCGATTATGCAAATGTTTTAAACGGTCAATCCAACGTAGTACAAACAAATGATGTTACTTTAATCAATACCTCAGACTATGTTACAACATTGGATGGCGAGGTTGCAATAAATAATATTCAATATCCATTTACAAAAGTTATTACACTAAATCAAGCACAACTTGATGATTTAGACACAATAACTATTGAAATAGTACCTACGCAAACCGATTACATAGTTCAATATGTAAGTGGCTATGCAAAGAATAATTATGGTATTGACAGATACAAAAACCATAATATAATAATTCACCAAAATACAACCAACACTCATATTGCCGAACTTAAAGGAATTGCATACGCTAATGAAACTTGTATACAAAATGCACAAGACTTAGCTCAGCCTTTATTTACTAATTATGGTTTATATTTAAAGGCATCAGGCAATTTGGCAGGCGGTGATGGAACTATAACTTTTACTATTCAATACAGATTAATTAAAATATAATGGCAACTACAAACGAGAATATAGTTTTAGGTGTAGACATCAAGCTGAAAGGCGGTGAAAGCGTAAAATCTTTAAAGGGTGAATTAAGGGACTTAAAAAATCAATTAGGACAACTTGACCCTGCAAGCAAAGCATTCGATGAGGCTGCTAAAAGGGCTGGACATTTACAAGAAAAGATTAGAGGAGTTAATGACTCAATACAGAACGCTGACCCTGAAAAGAAGTTTGCTCCGTTTGCAAGAACTATCGCAGGTTTGGCGGGTGGATTTGCAGCCGTTCAGGGTGCTATGGCTTTGTTTGGATCTGAGAGTGCAGACTTGCAAAAGGCTTTAGTAAAAGTACAAGGGGCTATGGCTTTGAGTAATGGATTAAATTCGCTATTAGAGTTCAAAAATGATTTTAAGGAACTTGGCGGAATTATCAAAACAAACGTAACTAAAGCGTTTTCAACTTTAAGGGGTGCAATCGCAGCGACTGGTATTGGTTTGTTGGTTGTTGCAGTTGGTTTGTTGGTAGCTAATTGGGAAAAGGTAGTTGCTGTGCTTGATAGTGTATTTCCTGGTTTTAAAAAGCTAACTACATCAGTGGCGGATAATACCGAAGCATTAGAAAAAAACATTGAAAAAAATAAAGAGTCGCAAAATTTTTATAAAAAAATTATTGATGCAAGGTTAGCAGGAATAAAAGATGTAAGAGATAAAGAAACCGCAGAGTTAAAAGAAAGGCAAAGAAGAGAAACGCAAGAAGCACAAAGAGAGTATTCCACAAGATCAGACTTTAATAGTTTAATGTCGGCTTTAGAGCAACAGCATTTAACTGAGTTGGGTAATTTATCTAAAAAGTTTCAAGACGAAGATGATGCTAAGAAAAAAGAAAAAAACGAAAAAGATAAACAAGAAGCTGAAAGATTAAATCAACAAGCTAAAAAGTTAGAAGAGGATAGGATAGCACAAGTAAAATTAAATGCAGCAGCAGAAACTGCTATTAGTGCAGCAAAGGTTGAAAAAATAAAACAAGACTTTGAAGACATAAAAACACAAACCGATGCCAGTGTATCTGAGGTTGAAACTTTAAGAAATAACGCTTTAAAAGCTGTAGATGATACAACTAGAACATACGAAACAAGACAAGAAATATTAGATGCTTATTTAAATGCTGGTCTTATTACACAAAAAGAATATGCAGATGCTGAGGTAAAAATAGAACAAGAAAAGATGAACGCTAAAATGCAAATATTACAAGCATTTAGTCAAGTGTTAATAAACTCTTCGGAATTAGCAGGAAAAGAAACGGCAGCGGGCAAAGCGTTAGCAGTTGCATCAACTACAATAGATACTTATGTTGCTGCATTTAGAGCATACAAAGAAGGATTTAAGGTAGATCCTACAGGAACGTTCTCAATTATATCAGCAGCAGCAGCAACTCTTGCAGGTGTTGCAGCGGTTAAAAATATTTTAAAAGTAAAAGTACCAGGAGGCGGTGGCGGTGGAACATTACCAACACCAGTTGGCGGTGGAGCACCAAACGTACCTCAGCAAGTAAATGGAACTCGATTAAGTCAAGAGTCGGCATTGCTTACACGTGATGTTAATCAAGGCAATACTAAGGTTTATGTATTAGAGTCTGATATTAGCGATTCACAAAGGCGTATAGATGGCATAAAACAAAAAGCAACAATCGGATAATTAATATTATTTAATAATGGATTTACCAATATACAGATTTAAGGTTTCTGAAGATGACGAATGTAAACTTGATGCAGTAGCATTAGTTGATAATCCTGCTATTGAATTAAACTGGCAAGCGTTCAACGGTAGTCAATTTAAGTTCTCAGCTAACGAGGAAAAAAGAATTATCTCAGGTCCGTTAATGGTAGCCGAACTTCCTATTTATAGACGAGATGAAAGCGGTGAGTATTACGGAATATTCACAGCCGAAGATATTTACTTTTTACGCAATAAGTTTTTTAAACAGTCAAAGGATAAGCAAGTAAACATGATGCACGATAGCAACCAAATGGTTGATGGTGTATTTATGATTGAAAGTTTTTTAATCGACTCTAAGCGTGGCATTAACTCACCAAAAGGTTATAACTTAACTGATGGCAGTTGGTTCGGTAGTTACAAAGTAGACAATGATAATATTTGGAATGACTTTGTAAAGACTGGAGATTTTAAAGGATTTAGCGTTGAGGGTTTATTCAGGACTGAAAAGATTGCCACAAAACCTTTAAACGTGATTGAGCAAATAATTGAGATAGTAAAGTCAATAGATAATTAACAATAAAAATAAAAATAATACTACTAAATATGACAATGAAAGAAGCATTTGCAAAGCTATCTGTTTTGCTAACAAATCAAAATTTTGAAAACGCCAAAACCGTTGATGGATTAATTATACAATGGGAGGGTGAATTATCACAAGGTACAGCATTAATGACTGTAGACTCCGATGGTAACATGATGCCAACAGTTGATGGAACTATCACAATGGAAGATGGAACTATGGTAACCGTAGTTGGTGGATTAGTTACTGAGGTTAAGATGCCTGAGTCAGAAGTTGAAGTTGAAGTTGAAACTGAAGATATGGGAGATAAGATTGAAAAAATGTTTGCCCAATTTTCAGAAGAATTTACCTCAATCAAATCTGAATTAGCAGAAATGAAAAACAAAGTAACTGGCTACGATGCTAAGTTTGCAGAAATTACAGAAAAGTTTGCAACCGATAACACAAGCATCGAAACTAAGTTTAACGCAATTAAGGAAATAGTTGATGCAATAGCTGAAGAGCCTGCTGCACCAATTGCAACTCCAGCAAACTCAACATTCAAAGCACATTCTGTGATTGATAGATTTAACGATTTTAAAAAACTAAAAAACAAATAAAAAATTATGGCATTTAATGTAACAGGACTTACAGCATATGTAGCTCCAAACGAAAACACACTAATTACTCGCTCATTTTTTGAGCCTAAAACTGCATCACGCATGCAAATCTTGACAGGTGTAAAATCATCTATCTTGGTTCCTTCTTTATCTAACACAATGTTTTACCAAAATGGTGCTGCTTGTGGGTTTACTGCATCAGGAGATACTACTATCTCAGCACGTACACTTACAACTGGTTCTATTAAAGTAAACCAAGAATGGTGTATCAATGACTTAGAAGCTAAGTACACTCAATTATTGCTTTCACCGGGTTCAAACTATTCAGCATTACCGGGCGGTATCGATGAGGCGTTTGTAAACACTATCATGGGTACGCTTCACGAGCAAACTGAAAAGGCTATTTGGCAAGGTGATTTATCAAGTGGTAATGTTTTGTTAAACAAGTATGATGGATTGGTTAAAATTATCAATGCAGCATCAGGTGTAGTAAACGCAAACAGCACTTTAAACGGTTTCGTAGTTGTAACAGGTGTTACTTCAGCAAACATCGTTTCAGTAATGCAACAAATCTACAGTTCAATTCCAATTGAAGTATTGGATAAGCCTGACATGAAAGTATCAATCGGTACTGACTTGTTCAGAGCATACCAAATGGCTTTGATTAACGCTAACTTGTTCCACTTCATCCCTACTGAAAATGCTTTAGGTGAAATGAAATTACATGGTACAAACATCACTTTGGTTTCAACTCCTGGTTTAGTTGGAGTAAATGCAATCTATGCATTAAGAGATAGCAATATGTTCTTAGGTGTTGATTTGGAAAACGACCAAGAAGAATTCAAGTTTTGGTACTCAGAAGATTTTGATGTTGTAAGATTCAAAGCACGTTTCCGTTACGGAGTGCAAGTTTCTCAAACTCAAGAGATAGTTAAATTTACTTGGTAATAACATGGGGAGCTAAACACTCCCCTTTAATATTTTAAAAAAATGGCGTGTGCAATAGTATCAGGTTACGCACTTGACTGCAAAGATGCAGTCGGTGGAATTAAGAATATCTACATTACAGAATTAGCAAACATTACCGCAGTAGCACAAAACGCAAGTGGTTATGTTACAGCAATCACAAAGGTAGGAGGTAAGAAATACTTTACCTACGCATTAGAGCCAAGAGGTGTAAATAGCACTTCACAGACTATTAATGCAGACCCTACAATTGGTACTGTATCAGTTGAGCAAAACATCAATGCTGCATTTGTGAAAATGAAGTTTGAGACTCAAAACATTTTACAAAACGTAATACAAAATAGAGTTTCTGTTTTAGTTGAAATGAAAACAGGACAGTATTTTTTATTCGGGAAAGAATTTGGAATGCAAGTTAACGGAGGCACAGGTACTTCAGGACAAGCAATGAGTGAGTTTAATGGTTATGCCATTACTTTTCAAGGCGAAGAAAAACTATTTGCAAACGAAGTTGACCCTACAATAATAACAGCTTTATTGGTTTAAGTTGGATTGGTTTTATATTAAAAGCCCTTGCATAACGTGAGGGTTTTTTTTTGCAATAAAAGTTTTTTTTATATTATTAAATATGTTGAACATTATCAAAGACACGATTAATACAATAGTTGTTACCTTAACAGAGAATGCAACTACTTTTAATCCTATCTATTTATTTAAGTTCACTAATCAGCAATCAAATGTTGACTATTACTTTATAAGCACAGATACATCGAGCCACATTGAGCGTTACAATAAGTTTTTACTAACTGAAAAAACAAACGCTAATACTTTAACTGGTGAAGTGACATTAGGCAATGAGGGGTTTTATAATTATGTAGTATACCAAACTAACTTACCTAACACTTCAGGGCTTACAAGTGCCTCAGAAGCGGTTGCAAACATAGTTAAGAGCGTAGAAGTTGGATTAGTTTGGGTTGTTCCTTCGGCGGTTGTCAATGTAACATATGAGCCTTCAAGTAATACATCAATAGTTTATCAATATCAAAATTAATGTATAAAAATAACGTAATATCAATAGGCTTTAGCAACGATAAAGTACCCGAGTTTCAGGAAGTAAGAGGCAAGGATTGGGTATATTATGGCGAAACTAATAACTATCCTCAGTATCTTGTATTGCTATTCAACAGAAGTGCAAAACATAACGCTATAATAACAAGTAAGCAACTATACATTGCAGGTCAGGGATGGGTATTTAATGCCGATGGAATGAGTGGCGAAGATACGATTGCATTGCGTTCATTTATTGATAATCCAAATCCATACGAAACACTACAAGACCTTTTAACAAAAACGGTTTTAGATGTTGAGTTGTTTGGCGGTTTCTATTTTAAAGTAACCCAAAAGAAAGGCAAGAAAGGGCATTATATTTCGCACGTTGATTATGCTAAAATAAGAAGTAATGAGGATAATAGTTTATTCTATTATTCAAACTATTGGTTAAATAAAAACGGAGAGCCGAATACCAACATTAAAGAGGATGAGTATACTGTTTATCCTGCGTATGATGCTGAGAAACCTGCAAGCGAAAGTATCTACTATTATAAAATGTATCGCCCAAATTTAAACACGTATACACTACCTGATTATATTGGTGCGGTTCCTGCTATTATTACAGATTGCGAGATTGCAAACTTTCACAGAGCCGAAATACAAAATAGTTTTAAAGGTTCTAAAATGATAATCTTTAAAAACGGCATACCTTCAGACGATGAGATTAACGCTACTGAAAGAAAATTAAAAAACAAATTTAACCCAACAGATGCAGCGGGTTCATTGGTAGTTGACTTTGTAGACGATCCGATTAGAGTTCCTGAAATATTGGATTTAAGTGCTGGCGATTTTGCCGATAAGTACAACGCTTTAAACGATACCATACAGCAAGAGATATTTGTTGGACATAAGGTAACTTCACCTATGTTATTTGGTGTTCGTGTAGAGGGTCAATTGGGTGGCAGGAGTGAAATGGTAGATGCTTATAACATATTCCAAAACACTTATGTTGACCCACGCCAACAAGTTCAAGAAAAAGTTTACAATTTATTTTCACCTATTAAGGGTAAGTTAAAGATTAAACAATTAGAGCCTATTATGCCATCGTTTAGCGAATCGACATTAAGTCAAATATTGACTAAGGATGAGATGAGAAGCATTATCGGTAGAGAGGCAATTGAAACAAGTGTTGCATCAGGATTGGTTGATGAAATAAATTCATTAAGTCCTATGTTAGCTACTAAGGTAATAAACAGCTTAACTCAAAACGAAGTTCGTGCAATAGTTAATCAGCCACCAGTTAATGGAGGTGATGCAGTTACAGATACCGCACCTGCAAATTTTAGTTCGTGTAAACATTTTGCAGCAAATGATGATTTGGATTTTGAAGTGTTTTCAAAGTATGGTGAAAGCGTAGATAACTATGTTGAAGTTAAGCATAAGAAATTTATGTTTTCTTATCAAGACTTTGCACTTACTAAATTAGATGAGGCAATTTTAGACATCATTAAAAAGACTCCAAACATTACCAAAGAGGGTATTGGCAAAGTTTTAAAGATTGACAAAACAAAAGTATTAAACTCCTTAGAGAATTTAGTTGCCGATGGATTAGTTGAAGATTCAGCAAAAGGAATTACGGCAACCCCTGAGGGAGTACAAAAAAAAATACCGAGTTTAGAAAGTTTAGTAATTCGTTACAAGTATAATTTAAGACCTGGAGCACCTGCATTAGTAGATGGCGGTGAGAGTAGAGATTTTTGCAAAGCAATGATGGCAAACCCACGCTACTACACACGTGAAGATATACAAATGATTGGTGATGACTTAGGGGCGTTATACGGAATAGATAACTATAATGCTTTTACAAGGCGTGGCGGTTGGTATCATGACCCGAATACAGATACAAACCTACCTTATTGCAGGCATATTTGGGAACAAAGTTTAGTAAAGAAAATTAAATAATGGCACAAGTAATACTATTAAGCGAAACCGTTTTAAAAGAACGTAGCATTATACAAGATAATGTTGACATGAAAGTAATTTCACCAACTATTCTTGATGTTCAAGAGTTTTATATTATTCCAATTTTAGGAACCAGTTTGTATAATCAAATTATTTCACAAGTTGAAACAAATACTTTAACACAGCCAAACAGAACCCTATTAGATGAGTATGTATTGCGTACAATGATATGGTATTGTAGGTTTGAATTGCCATTAGTTATGAACTATAAGCACTTTAACAAATCGGTAGGAGTACAAAATGCCGAAAATTTACAGCCTGCAAGTATTGAGGAGATTTATGTTATACGTGATAATGCAAAAAACAAAGCTGAATACTATGCAGATAGGACTACAAAGTTTCTTTTAGCAAACACAACTGTATACCCTTTATACTTAAACCAAACCGATGCAAATATTGATACTATTTTTGCAAAACAAAACAATTTTACAAGTGGTATGGCATTGGGTGATGGGGCATGTTGCATGGGTCAGTATAATTTTAAGGGAATTAAAATCGAGCCTTCACAATTTAGAGATGGTTGCAGTCCATTTTGTTAATGAAAACGAAAGAAAAAAATATTAATAAACTTTATACATTTTTAAAAAGTGGAATTTTTTACAATCAATCGGTTAGTAAATCTATTAAGGGAGATAAGCCTCAATCACGCCCAAGTAAAGGCGTTTAATTTTGGTGAAAATTCGGAAATAGCAGCAAGCGAACAAGAGCGTTATCCTTTGGTGTGGGCATATGTTACGGACAGTTCTATTGATGGATTGGTGTTAACTGTAAATATGACTATCAAAGTTATTGATATTCAAAAAGCAGATGCAGCAAATGAAATTGATTTATTTTCTGATACTCTAAGTATTGCTCAGGATTTATATGCAATGCTTACAAATCCAATTTATCAAGATTATTTTTTAGTTCAATTCAATTCAAATATAGTTCCACTTAGCGAAGCGTATACCGATGTAGTCGATGGATGGGAAATGAGTTTAGCGTTTGACTTCTTGCAAGATAGAAACAGATGTCAAGTACCTACAATAAATGCAACTATTCCAGTAAGTCCAACGTGTACTCCAAGTGTAGTTTTAATTAATGGCGAATACTTTATAAGCATACCAAGCGGTGCTACTCAAGATGTGCTATTAGTAGATGAACAGGATGCAGAAATAACCCCTATTGGATTTGATGGTAACAAAATAATACTTGGCGGTGGAAATATCACAATTGAAAACAGCGATGCAACTTATAGTGAAGTAGCAAGTACAAGTCCTTTTATACTACCCGATACAACTTATAATTTTATTGTAAACGGTGGCACTCCAATAGTCGAAACAATACCATCTTTAAAAGATGAAACATTTAACATAGTATGGCAATAGATATAAATATACCAACAGAAGTAAGCCAAGCTATTAGAAATGGCGAAACATTATTTGCACCAAGTGAGGATGTTGTGGCTGATGCTTTGGCTTCAAAACAAGCGGTGCTAAGTGGTACAGGTTTTGTAAAGTCAACAGCAGGCGTAATAAGCTACGATACTAATACTTATTTAACAACTATTGCAGGCATATCGGCAGGCGGTGAATTAAGCGGTACGTATGTAAATCCAAGTTTATTAAATTCAGCAGTAATAGGAAAAGTATTAACTGGTTTAAATTTAAGCACAGGCGGTTCAATACTTGCAACAGATAGTATATTAGTTGCATTTGGTAGGGTTCAAAATAGTTTATCTGCATTACTTGGTGGGGCAACCTATAAAGGAGTTTGGAATGCATCAACTAACACACCAACAATACCAGCTGCAAGTAGTGGCAATAATGGTTGGTACTATATTGTAAATGTAGCAGGCTCAACTAATATTGATGGCATTACAGATTGGCAAGTTGGTGATTGGATTATAAGCAACGGAACAACATGGAGCAAGGTAGATAATACGGATGCAGTTAGTTCGGTAAATGGATTTACAGGTTCGGTTAATTTAACAACTGCAAATATTAGTGAAGTAACTAATTTATACTACACCGATGCAAGGTCAAGAAGTTCAATAACTTTAACCACATCAGGAAATAGCGGTGCATCAACTTACAATAGTGGAACAGGTGCTTTAAACATACCTGACTATACATTAGCAGGATTAGGTGGTTTTGCTAACCCAATGACAACTGTGGGTGATATAATATATGGTGGTGCAAGTGGAGTAGCAACAAGATTAGCAAAAGGAACAAACACTTGGTTTTTAAGAGCAGGAGCAACAATACCAGAATATTTTAATCTTTTTGGAACTGCCAACAGTTGGAGTGCTACTCAAACAATAAACGGAGTTGAAGTATCTTCATCTGCAATTATACAAAATACAACAACTGCTATTTATCGTATTAATAACCAAACAGGCTATAATAGAATTATAGGTGGAACAACTGCAAATGCTGACCCTACTTTAACGATGTACGGAAGTTTAAGTGGAGCACCAAATTTAATAACTTATGATGCACAAGAGCACAGAATAAGACTTTTAAATTCAACTAATTTAGCTGTGTTTACTTCTACATCAGCTACTCTTTCAGTTCCTCTTACATTATCCAGTATAACAAGTGGTTCGATATTATTTGCAGGTACATCAGGATTAGTAAGTCAAGATAATGGCAAGTTTAGATACTTATCAACAGGCTACAATAGCAATGCTATGTTAATGGTTAATGCTACGGCAGGAAGCCCTACACCTAATGCTACACTTCATGTTGAAGGTAGTAGCATATCATCTAGTCAAAATGTTGTAGATTTTAGAAATAGTGCAGGTACAAGTTTGTTTATGTTAAAAAACAACAACGCTATTATGTTAGGAAATAATGCTACTTTTGAGCAAGGAGGTTCAGGAGCATCAATTTCTTTTGTAACAAACTTTTCGAGAACAGTACAAATAACTCTCGATACAAGTGTAGGCGGTTCAAATTTTGGAAAACTAAGAATATCGGGAGGTGTAGCTAATACAAGTGCCACAACTGATGTGGCTATGTTTGCTCTTACAGGTACTATAAACCAAACTACACCAGTAAGCGGTGTAATAAGAGGTATATTAAGCAATGCTGTTTTAATATCAGCATACGACTACAAGGCATTTACATTTACTCATACAACAGCATACGCACCAAACGCAGCAATAACTACTTATAACTTTTCTGAAATTACACCAATAATAAATGCAAGTGTAAATAGTCAAGTAATTAACGGTTTAAATATTACATTAACAGGAAGCGATGGAGCATTTACAGGAGTAACAAGAAACGCTTTAAGATTAAGCGGTGGAGATTTAAATATTTTCACAGTAGGTAATGGTATTAAAATAAAAGAAGGAACTAATGCTATGAGTGGTATTGTTACTCTTGTAGCAGGCGTAGCAACAATTAATACAACCAAAGTAGCAGCAGATTCAAGAATACAACTAACAAGACAAAACGCATCTGGAACTATTGGAACATCAATAGATGTTACAGCAAGAACAGCAGGAACGTCTTTCACAATTACATCAAACGGTAGCATACTTGACACAAGCGATGTTGCATGGTTAATAATAAATCCAAGTTAAACATAATATAAAACAAATCATGCAAAATCAAATCGACATTACCAAAATTAGCGACTTAGAATTAATGAAAATTAGTATTGAACTAAGTTCACAGCTTCAATTAGTTAGTAACAATTACAAAATAGTAATTGATGAGTTCAACAAACGTGAGCAATTGACAAAATCCGAAGAAACCCCTAAGGAGAATTAGCTATGTTACTTGACATTAATACAGTTATTGGAATTGGATTTACTATTATTAGCAGTGTAGGTATTTACCTATTTACAAACGTAACAAGTTTAGGCAAGCGAGTACAAAAGATTGAAGATGTAAAAGACTTAGAGTTGGCTGCAATAAAAAAAGAGGTTTCGGATTTGGATAAGAAAGTAGTTGAAGGATTTATTGATATTAACAATAAGTTAGTAGCTATTAATATGAATATTCACAAAAATAAAAATGAAGAAAACCAATTAAATAATACTTTGTCTGCTATTTTAAAATTCTTAAACAAAGATTAGTTATGAGCGAAGTAAGCGAACCGAAACGAATTAATTGGCGTAACCATTTAAGCACTATTTTAGGGGCGGTGGTGGCTATTGCTAATGCGTGGGTTAATGTTGATTGGGCTACATTTGAATTAGATAGCAAACATTTGTTTCCTTTATTCGTATCGGCTGCTATTGCTATTGGTGGCAAGTTTACAACTATTAATAAATAAATATGTTCAGTTCAGAAAACGAGTTAATTATGATAGCTGGAGTCCTTATTGGACTTGGATTTATTGTAGGCTGTATGGCTATGGTAAACAAATTGTTTGTCAACCAAACGCAAGAATTATTGGTAAAATTTATTCTATTAATATTTACGGCACTTGTAGCTGTTTATATTATAGACAAAGTAATTGCTTTTAAAATTAATTTATTAAATGCGGAGCAAAACAATTCATTGTTTGATTTAATTAAAACACTTGTACTAATGGTGTTTGCATATTATTTCGGAAGTAAAACTATAAAAGAAAAAGAAGAAAATGAAAGTAACTAAAATAGACAGCAAAGGAATTGATTTAATAACTTTATTCGAGGGGTTTGAAGCTAAGCCATACCTATGCAGTGCGAATGTTCCAACAATTGGATTTGGTACTACACGCTATCAAAATGGGCATAAGGTAAGATTGACTGATGCACCAATAAGCAGAGGAACGGCTATTGAACATTTTAAATATGATGTCGCTTTCTTTGAGTTACAAGTTGATGCAATGGCAGTTGATACCATTACACAAAATCAATTTAACGCTTTAGTTTCTTTTGCCTATAATTTAGGAGCACAAAGTTTAAAGGGTTCAACATTACTTAAAAAAGTAAACGCAAACCCAAACGACCCTACTATTGCAGTTGAGTTTCTTAAATGGGTTAATGCTGGCGGGCGAAAAGTTGCAGGACTTGTAAGACGTAGGGAGGCTGAGGCTAATTTATATTTTGCTAAGTAATTGTAATTTAATAAAATTATATTATAATTGCATAATGAATTACTTTAACACTTTAACAGCGAGTGAAATTGCAAAGCGTGATGAAGCGGTTAAGGAAGTAAATGCAGGGCGTGAATTATTATGCGAGGCGGTTCAAAAAAGATTTGCTGAGGCGAAGATAAAAAAGGCTAATCAATTTATAAAAGTAAAAAAATAATGCTACACCTTAGAGATTTAACTTTAATTTTATTAGTTGGCATTATTGCCATGCTATTGGTACGCTCATTAAAAGTTGAACACGAAATTAACCCTCTAAAATCTGCAAATCAAAAACTACAATTAGAGCGTTCTGAATTAATTAACCGTACAAATAGCTATGCAAATATAATTGACAGCTTAAACACGCTAAAAAGCACCACCATTACCAAGTATAAACACATTAAGGATAGCGTAAAAGTTTTAGATACCACAGGGCAACAAAATTACTTTAATAAATTTATCGGTTCAATAGATAGTTGCAACCAATTACACATAGCTTTTAACGAGTGCAACGATTTGCTAACGCTTGCCGATAGTAGCAACTTAATTAAAGATACTATTATAAGCAGTTTAAGGCTTGCTAATTTGAAAGCTGATACAATTATAGCAAACGATAGTTTGATATTAGCAGACGCAAAGAAACAAGCTAAAAAAGATATTCGCAAAGCATACGTTAAAGGTGGCGTAGTTGGTTTATTAATCGGATTTTTAATACCATAGATATGTACGAAATTATTATTATAAGCGATATGGATTATGA